TGTTGCTAATATGGCTACCTCGATGGCTTATGATGAGATTATTCCTGATGAGCCAAGTATCGACCAGATAGAATCTAAAGAACAAGCTGTAGCCTTTGTAGCTGAGTCATTGTTTATGAACTTGTTATATGGTGTAATTGCTTATCTACTAATTACTTTGATTGCTGTACCGTTTATCCACCGAAGAGGTTATGCTAAGGCTAAGAAGAAGTACAAAGATGTATAAGATTAACTTTGGAACTAAACAGAACCCTGTATGGTGTAATGTTCAACATAGGATGAAGGTATGAATAAATGTTCAATAACAGCGTTTTTAGTAGGCATTACGATAACCGTATCAAGTTTAGCCTTTTTTGGACAGATGATGGAGATGCCAGGTAAGGTATTTCAAACAGGAAGTCAGATGATGTTTGCTGCACCTGAGCCTACTAAATGTGATTGTAGTTGTAACTAATTGATTTAACTGAATAAATTGTATTATAATGCTACTAACTGTTGCCTCTCCGAGATAACACAGTAGTTAATTAACGGAGATATATGACTTACAGAGAGCTTATTAATAGCGTACTACGCAGACTTAGGGAAGACACTATATCTTCTGACTGGTCTGGAGACTTGTACGATTCAAATACTGTTACTGACTACCAGAAGCTTATCGGTGAGTTAGTTAATGACTCTAAGAAGAATGTAGAGTCATATCACGATTGGCAAGCCCTACGTGAATCATTCAATATTAAGACTAAATCAGGTAATATGCAATACACTTTAGGCGATGCTGCTAGAGGTGCTGGTGTATCTTTCAAGGTTCTTGATGTTATCTGTCAAGAAACTGGTCAGAGATTAGGGCAAGTATCTAATACTTGGATTAACGACAAGACATTCCCCCTTTCATCTATTGAATCAGGCAAACCAACTGCTTATGCTTTCAATGGAATTTCACAAGCTGGTGTAGGTAGAGAACCAGACTTCAACGTAGATTTATACCCAGTGCCTGATAGCATAGAAACTATCTCGTTTAACATTGTAGGCGCACAAAAAGAATTAAGAACAGCAACACAGGTATTAAGAACTCCGTCTCAGCCTGTTGTATTAGGCGCATGGATGAGGGCTGTAGCTGAACGTGGTGAAGATGGTGGTACTGTATCATCTGTTATTGCTGCTGAAGCACTAGACTCTCTCAATATTGCTGTTCAACTAGACTCATCTAATATGGAATATGAAAGGGATTGGTATGCCGACTAAGCCTATAAACGCTATTTCGTTAGACACTATTGGTGTCAGTGGTTTAGATACCCAGACAACCCCGACTGCTTTAGACTCTACGTGGTTTACTAAGGCTGATAATATTGTCTATACTGAGGGTGGTAAGGTTACATTTAGAAAAGGCGTGAAACAAGGTACATTAAATGCTGGTGCTAAGATAGGTGCTATTGTTGAACATTTTGATGGAACTAACACTAAACAGTTTTGTTCTTATGGCACAACCGTTGCTGAACTAGACCTATCAGATAAAGATAACGCGTTTATTAATACTTACGCTACTGGCACTTCAGCCTCAGACTGGCAATTTCAGAACTTTAACAATGAACTGTTAGCGTACCAAGCTAATGAGGACATGATTCACTACCATAGTGGCTCTTGGTCTAAAGTAAAAGACGATGGTGGTTATACATCTCCCAATGGGGTCACAACCTTTGACCCTTCTTGTGGATTAGGTTATTACGGTAGGGCTTGGGCTGGTGGCATATCTGAAGAAAAGGATGTAATTTATTACTCTGACCTTTTAGATGCCCACAAGTGGGGTTCAGGTTCATCAGGAAGCATTGACTTAAAAACAGTATGGGGGAAAGATGAAATTATTGCTATTCACCCTTTTGCTGGAAAGCTTGCCATCTTCGGTAAAGAGAATATTGTTCTTTATGATGGTGTTGCTGATATTAATGACCTAATGCTCGATGAAGTTATCAGGGGTATTGGTTGTGTTTCAAGAGACTCAATTCAAGCTATTGGTGATGACTTGTTCTTCTTGTCTGATACAGGTGTACGTTCACTATTAAGAACTGCTCAGTTAGATAAATTACCTTTGATGGAGAAGTCGGTTACTATTAAAGATGAACTGATAGCAAACATCAAGTCTTCAACTAATGTTAAGTCTGTTTATATACTAGACGAAGGTCTATATTTACTATCTTTCGTTGATAACAATGTGACGTATGTCTTTGATATTACATACAAAACACAAAGGGAGACCCCTAGAGTTAGTAAGTGGTCATTCGGTGGTGATAGACATCCAACCTCACTAGCTTACACACAGGAATATGGTCTTTTAATAGGTCAGAAATCAGGCAGAGTTTCTACTTATGAGGGTTACTGGGATATTGATTATTCAGGCTCTTCTGTATATACATATAATGCTTATACTGGTGGTTTCTCTACAGTGTGGATTGATTTAGGACAGGGTGTTCAAACCTCAATATTAAAACGATTAGTAATGGTTGTTTCAGGTGGTCAAGGTACAGATGTTGGTCTTCGTGTTTATAAAGACTTTGAGATGACACCTAAAATATCACCTACATTTAAACTGAATCCTACACTGAGCGGAACACCTGCTTTATGGGGAAGTGCTACATCATTGTATGCCACTTCTAAGTATGCTCCTATTCACGGTTGGAAAGAACACAGTATTCCTCTAGCTGGAGCAGCTAAGTATTTAAGATTAGAGATGGATGGAGTAACTCAAGGTTATAAGGCTTCACTTCAATCATTATCATTATTATTTAAACAAGGTAAAACATTATGAGTAATTACACTATAGCAGTCGGCTGGTCAGGCAAAGACGCATTATTAGACACAGACCCTGGAAAGGTAATCTCAGGTGCTGACTTTAATACAGAATTTACAGCAGTAAGAACATCAGTGAACTCAAAGGCAGACGTTAATGGCTCTGCTTCTGAGAACTTTGCTACTAATTCCTTAGCAGCCACTACAGCGACTGTAGGTGGTGAGACTGTAGTTACATTAGATACTCCACAAACATTCACTAAAGCGCATACTACTTCGTCTGAGACAGTAACTCTAGCTTCAGACCAGACAGCCAACCTACTAAACACTCAATTATTCATTGTCAGTGTCCAAGGTAACCATACATTAAGTGTTTCTAATATGACTGCTGGTGTTGAAGCCTCTTTCTTGATTAAGAATACAGGTGCTTATGATGTTGCTTTTACTGCTGATTTTAGCTTTATTGGTGGCTATAACCCTACTATCACTTCAGGTAGTGGTAAGGTTGATTTAATTAGATGTGTATCAGACGGTATTAAAATGTATTGTTCTATTGATAAGGATTTAACATAGGTTAATTATGGCTATCAACGAAGGTATATCTAACTTAGGCTACGGTGCTAGTCAACTAGCTGGAACAACACCTGCTGGATTAGAGAAACAGAACTTAGACTATGCTATGTCTCAGTTAGGAATGATGACTGGTGGTTATGGCAGAGGTTATACACAACCTAGTGACTTTGGCTCTGCTGCTAGCCCTCAAGCTGGTATTACTTATGGTGGCACTGGTGACTCAAACGAAGGACTTTCTTACGGTGATTCAGGATTTACACCTACAGCTGAAGATTATGAAAGCTACTTAACTGGTGGAAGGTCAATGCTACAAGGGCTATTAAACTTTGTTCCTTTTGGTGGTCTATTCGGTGCTGCTGCTGATTACAATATGGGCTTCAACGCACTAAGCCCTAATTCTAGTGAGAACCTCGGATATACAAATCCATTTACAGATGAATATTCAGCTTTCTATAATAAGAACTATGCTGGACCTGGTTCAGATATGGCGTTCACTCAAGACTTAATGAACCCTACTGAACAACGTGATATGTTGATTAATCAGCAGAGCTTTGATATATTGCCTGAACAGACTGAAGAGTCATTTACAGACTGGTTAGGCGGTATGTTTGGCGGCAATACTTTGAATTATGACCCTGATATGGATTTAGCTCGGAGTGATTTTGAAGATGCCCGTAGTCTAACACCTGCTGAGAATTTAGCTATGGCTCAAGACCGCCTTTCTAATCCTTGGTCTGATAATAAAACATATAATGAATCTCTTGAAGGTTATTTAGAAGCTGAACAGATTAGAAGAGATATTGCAGAAATGCAAGAAGAAGATAAGACGATAGCTCCTGTAGTGTCTGTAGCCCCTGAAGTTGACATAAGCGATACTTCAAGCCCAACTGTAGATACTCCAGATAGTACAGGCTTATCAGACATAGGTGTGGGTGAAACAGGCACAGTAACTGATAGTAGTGGTTTAAGCTCTGAAGTAACTAATATGGGTGATGGTCAATATTCTATCGACATGGGCGAAAATGAAGAAGCTATTGGTTATGAATCTCCACCTTCTGATGACTCTAGTAGTTCTGATGATAGTGGCGGTGGTGGTTGTTTCATAACTACAGCTACTCTACAAGAGGTTGATACTAAAGATGATGGTAAAGAGCTAACCACCTTCCGTAATTTCAGAGATAATTACTTAAAGAACAAGTCATACGGTGCTGCTTTAGTTAGAGATTACTACAACACAGCTCCTGGAGTTGTTGCTGAGATTAATAGTAGAGACAACCATAAAGATTTATACAAAGGTATTTGGAAAGAACACTTGAGACCTATCAATAGATTGATTGAGAAGGGTGAAGAAGCGGAAGCTACAAGTAAATATATGTTAATGATGGAAGAGCTTAAAGAGAAGTTCTTACCAGTTAAAGGAGAAAGATTATGAGTTGGTGGGATGCAGCAGTAGATATTGGAAGCTCAGTGGGCGATTGGTATGGCGATAATAAAAGTTGGGTTGACCCCGCAGTTAATCTAGGAGCTGGCTATATTGCTGGCAACAAAGCAGAAGATATTGCTAGACAATCTTCAGCAGAGCAAAGACAAGCTGCTGATTTAGCATTTGAAAGGTCATTGCCTTGGAGTACAGGTGGTTTATTCGGTGCTGCTGCTTTTGACCCTTCAACACGTACAGCTTTACAAACATTGTCACCAGAGCTTAAAGCTCAGTACGATGCTTACTTAAAGCAAGCTCCTACACACACTCAAGGTATTCCTGCTGCTCGACAAGACTTTGAAACACAAAGAGGTTATGCTGGTGAATTAGAAGGTGATGTATATGGTGCTGGTAAGAAGTTCTATCAACAACAGAAAGCTTTATACGCTCCAGAGCAAGAGAAGGCTAGACTTGACCAAGAGTCAAGATTACGTGCCCAAGGTAGATTAGGTTCTACTGGTGGTGCTGGTGAAATTGAAGCTCTACGAAAAGCTCAAGCTCAAACAGATTTACAAGCACAGTACGCTGGTCTTGATAAAGCTCAACAACAGATTGGTATGTTTAGAGACCGTAGTAAAGAAGGTCAAGCATTAGAAGATGTTTACAGAGGCAGACAAGCAAGTGACTTAGCAATGGTTCAATCATTAGGTCAACTGCCTAGTGGTTACTCAGCTGCTGGTCAACAGATTGGTCAAGGTATGTCATCTATTGCTTCAACAGCTGCTGGTATGCAAAAGGTTGCTTCACAAGGTATGGCTGATACTTCGGCTGCTAAGTGGGGTGGTTTGGCTACTGGAATAGGTGAATACCTAGGTCCTAAGCCAGCGTCTAATACTTATGACCCTGCTAAATACAATCTAGTGTCTAAATAGGAGATTATTATGGGAATGTTTAACTTTTATGATGAGGCGGCTAAAACACAAGCCTCTCCACAAGCAACTGGTATGAGTTATGCTGCTCTATCTCCAGGCAGAGGCTCTGTTGCATTAGCTGGTCAAGCTGGTCAGATGATGGGTCAAGGTGCTATGGGTGCTATGGGCTTGAAGACACCTGCTCAAGAGAAGCAAGAGGCTTTAATGGCTATTCAAGCTCAGTTTCCTAATCCTCAGACTGCTGAACAGTTTAGGCAGATAGGTAATGCTTTAATGAATATTGACCCTGATAGAGCTAAGATGGCTTTTGACCAAGCTGATAATATAACTACGAAAGCTACTTCTTTAAATAAGAAAGGAACACATGAAAAGAGACTTGATACAGCAGCAAGCCTTACTCCTTGTGTTGCCGCTTCAGGCGGTGATTGGCGTTTAGCATCAAGAGAGTGCCAGATTGAAGTTGAATTAAAAGCAAACGAACTAAAGAATGAAGACCCTAATATTGGTATTGGTGCAAAATTAGTTGGAGAAAGGCTGCCATATTATACTGAAATAGCCGATTTAGCCAGAGCTGACATTAGACAAATTCGTGAGATGGAGAGAATTTTGAATAAAGGAATATATACTGGTATTGGTGGTGAGGCATTTACCTCAGCTGGTAAATTCTTTGGGCAAGATGTTGCAGACAAAGAGTTATTTGCATCTTTGTCTAAAGAAAGAGCATTAGCATACACGGAAAAAACAAAAGGTGCTATCTCTGATAAAGAGATGGATTTATTCCTTAGTGCTGCTACATCCCTATCTAAATCTGAAGGCGGTAACAGATTGTTACTTAAATATTCTAAACTATTCTCACAACAGGTTATAAAGCTTAAATCATTTGTGATGAACTGGAGAATTAAGAACCCTAGACTGGGTTTGGCAAGTCTTGAAGTTGCTGTAGATGATTGGAGAAACAACCCTGATAATGAGCTTGGTATAGCTACAGACCCTGTATTTATTGAGCTTTCTAAAGCTGGTAAGATTACAGAAACAGATGCAGCTTATAGTGATAATAAGAAAAAACTAGAGTTATTAAAGCAGGAAAAATAACATGGCTTCAGAAAAAGAAAAAAGATATGTTCAATATAAAGAGAACGCTGAACTAAGAAACGAGGCTAAAGCATTATTCAACGATGCAATGGCTAATGAGGACTATGTTCTTGCTGAACGATATTCTGATTATATTGAAGGTGACCTTGCTTATTCTTTTGAAGAACTGCCTTTTGATGCTGAATACACAAACGCCTTAAAAGATAACTATAAACTTGAAAACGAAAAAGAATTTGAAGGAAGTATTCAAACCTTAATTGATAAAGACTTTGGTAATTGGAATTTTGTTGAAAGTAATTTAACCCTTGGTGCTGGAGTTGAGTTGTTTCAACATTTGGCAAATAAAACGGATGAAGAAAAAAAGAACGCATTAAAAAGATATGAGACGTTTGCAAAAGTATCACCTTGGGGTGAAGGCTCAAGAGACTTTATTCAATTTAAAGGGGAGGATGCTTGGGATTTCTTTAACCCAAGCGAATGGACAGGTCAAGCGCCTGATGTTATTAAAGCTATGGTTTCTGACCCTGTTACATACATGACTGGTGGTTTATCAGCTCTATTAAGTAAAACCCTAGTTACAAAAGGTATAAGCACTCAAGCAGCACCTAGAGTCGCAACAAGTATTGCTGGTGGTTTATATTCTGGTGTTGCTAATGTAGAAAGACAAGCACTTGAACAATCAATGGGTTCAGAGCAGGATTTTTCATTAGGCAGAACTGGTACAGCAATAGGACTTGGTTTAGTTGCTCCTAGAGTATTAGAGCCATTAGGTGCTGGAGTTGGTAAGACAGTTAGAGCTATTACTCATCCTGGTCAATCAATAGGTAAAGTAACTAAGTTTATGTCGGGTACAAAAGGTAAGGAAGCTGCCACTAAAGGAGCTTCTCAAGATATTGGTGAGAGGCTTAGTGTTCACGGTGATGATTTTGAAATGAGGGCTGGCGACTTACAAACCTCTTTATCAGGAACTTTTAATAGAATTGAAAACTATTTCACTGTTGAATATGCAAAGCTGAAGGCTGCACCTGTTCGTTCTGATTCTATTGTTGGTTTTTATAACAGATGGATGAATGAGTCTGGAGGGTTGCCAATCCCAACGTCTGTGAATAGAGTAATAGAAAAACTAGAGTCTGGAAAAATAACACCTATTACAGCAGCAAGAGAGATAAGGGCTGCTGTTAGTGTCGCTAAAGGTTCGGCTATTGGAAACAAAGGCGGCTACTCTCCATCTGATAAATCCATACTTGATGAATTTCATAATACATTGACAAATGTTATTAATAAATCCACTAAAAAAGCTTCACCTGAAGGAACGGTTAAACTAGACGCTTCATATTCAAAATTCAAAGGATTGAGTAATAGCAAATATGGAAAAATGCTAATTAAAGCATCAGACGACCCTGAAGCTGCTGTTAAGTTAGTTAAGTCAATGATGAAAAAGGATTTTAGTTGGAACGCGTGGAGTTCAACACTAAACAATATTAAGAAACTTGAAGGAATTATTGGCGATACTACCATATCACAAAACATACTTAGAAAAATTCAAGCATCAGTAGCCCCTGCTCTTATATCAAATAATGGTAAAGCGCTATCATCAATGATTAAAACAACTTCTGGATTGAAAACATTGAAAGGTATATTCCCAGAGCTTCGTAAGTCTTGGGATAATATTGCAGACATTAGTAAAAAGCTTGGTAATTTTGACACATCATCAAGTGTTGTTGCTAATATGGCTATTGCTAGGATTGGTGCTGCTGGTGCAAAAGGTCTTGGTGCTGGACCATTGTTGCAAGGTGGTGGTGCTGCTGGTGGTTTAACAGCGTTGAATAAGCTGATAGATAGTAAGTTCTTTAGAGCTGCTATGGTTAATGCTTATAAAACCAAAGGGGCGCGTTTGACTACATCAACTAGAAAATGGATGGAAAAACAAGGATTGTCTATTAAAGAAATTAATGTAATACAAGATACTATGTGGGGAATGACAGCAACTGGTTTTGCTACCAGAGGCGAAGAAGCATTATCAGAAACAGGTAATAAGCTGTTCGATAGACTACAAGATATTAAAACTGGCTTCTCATACTAGAAGCTTAATTAGGAGAAAGATAATGGCATTACCAGCAGCAATATTAGCATTTATAGGAAGTCAGGGTGGAAAAAAAGCAGTACAAACAGCAGGTAGTGAAGTTGCTAAGAACTGGACTAAACAAAACGTATCTAAAGGTACTGGTTCGGCTCTTAGAGATAAGGCAGCAATTAAGAAAGGAAAGATTGGTTTAGCAACAGCTGGACTTGTAGGTATTCCTGCTTTTGGTAGTGTTGGTCTGGAATTGTATCAAACTATTAAAGCGTTACTTGATGAAGGTAAATTAAGAGAAGATTTTGATGAAGC